GTGCTGTGTTGTAACACAACAGGTAACACGTAGCCAATATTGCGGCGAAAGTCTTTCTCATGGGGATATTCTCCTTACGATTGGTACTTAGCTTTTTATGCGCTTAGTATTATTATACTTTAGTTGTCAATTAAAGTAAATTTAATTTTTTAAATTGTTGACGAAGATCAACTAGATTAAGAATGAAGCCCTTACGCTTCTGTTTGAAGATTTGAGGTTTTGCATCGTCTACTCCTATGATTATCGTTAAGTCTGGAACTTTAATACCTGTAAGTTCTTCGAACATAACTGAATAAGCAGTTGCCTGAATAAAATAATGATCTATACTACCAATATCTTTGGGTCTTTTGGATGTCTTAAAGTCAATGACACTAAGTTGTCCATCAAACTCTCCGATACAGTCAACGGTTCCTGCTAATTGTAGTTTATCGGAATATAGCTTGCTTTCTAAAGCATGTATATTGTCTATCTTATCCACGACTGGTTTTAAATCATTCCACATCTCAACGTCGAACATGTCGGGTTGGGCGGGATTACCTAAAAGAAAATCTTCACATAGTCCATGGATACGAGTACCGCGACCGGAAGCCAGTGTTGATACTCTATTTGCCTCTTCCTCACCTACTCGCTTACGCCATTCAGTGATGAATTGTTTATTTAAGAGGCCTGTTACTTGTGTTACACTAGGATATTTATCTCCAGAAGGGGTTTGATATACGCGCCCCTGATCTGAATCTATCCGCTGTAACACTGGAAACTCATGATGTATAAAGTTCTTCAATTATTTTTTATCTGCGTATTTCGCTTTAAGTGTTGGTTTCTTTTTATGTTCTTTTTTAACTTCTACTGGCTTAGCAGCTTCTTTTTTAGCTGGTTTAGCTGCAGGTTTTGCTGCTTTAACTTCAACTGGTTTTGCTTTGATTGGTTCTGCTGCACATACGTAGATCGTATAGCTGATTAAACCAAATGCGATAGCGATCGCTGATAATTCTTTTTTATAGTTCTTTAACATTACCATCTCCTTTAATAAAATTAAATGTTACGTCAGGATTATTATCTATCATCCTATTAAAATCAAGTCTCCAATCTGGAGTCATGTTCATACCTTCATGATCTTTAAAATTACGGGTATAACTTTTATCATGTGTATTTTTACGGACATCATTACATGTAAATGCATCAGCTCCGTATATATCTATATCCTTGTAGCCAAGCTCAACAGCTTTTAGGCATGCTACGTTACCACTAGATCTTCCTCTTTGAGTATAGTTGATTATACCTAAAGACAGATCTTGAACCTCTCGCTTTACTTCTGGTGAGATAGCTTCCCAAGCATCCTTACCGAAGTATATATCACAGTCTATTAAGCTGCGATCCTTTGCTATCATCTCGACCATACCTGGATCGAGAATCACAGTGCAGTCAACCTTTGTCCATGGGATATTGCAACCTATGCGGTATGCATATTCTTTATTGGGATCATAGGCTGACCGACTGGGACCGTTACATAATACTGCGACTTTCATAATACATTATACCACAAGTACTATTTAAAGTACATGTTAGGCAGATAATACTTCGATGGCATGGTCATAATGTTTGATACGGTCTTCTAAACCAATGTATCCACCATTGATAACCTTTGTCATTCCCTTAATATCGCCTGAGTCAGCATACTTGTTTAGGTTATTTTTATTCCAAAACCAAAGTGCTGAGTATAATGATGTAGGTACGTCATCAGTCACGAGATCAGGGTCGTCCATCACTGTCTCAGGATCTTCAAAGAAGTCTGAAGCAAATGCATGATAGTTGGCCTTACCTGTTAGTTGAATTGGACCACGTCCTCTGTACTTATAACCTTCACCGCTTGCTGTATCTCCGTTACCCATACGGTTCGCATAAATTACATTTGCGATCTTTTCTGGTTGACGATGATACGGTACTGCGTCCCTACCAGCTTTAATAAAGTATTTTCCGAATAGCTTATTAAGAGCATCAGCAGAGTAGTTTAAGTTTTCAGATAGGACCGTGAAGTCCGCTGATTCATGTGCACACTGAGCCACAAATGCAGCAACGCGTTGAGGTGTAGTTACATCAAACTGAGGTAACTGTGTCTTCATTGCTTCATACCACTCATGTACGTTCTTGTTGCGAGTGATGATAGCTGCTAGTTTTTGTTCAGTGAAATCGAATTCGAAGCTCATTATTTTTTCGCCACTAATCCAGCTACTTTAGCCCATGCTGCTTTTGCTAAAGCTACTGCCTTGTCAACGATTAATGTTGCATATTGTGGGTACTTAGCACCCAAATGTGCGCCTACTAAAAATAAAATGATGTTTGTTAACATTTGTTTCTCCTTAAGTTTTGTATGGAACTTGACGACCCTTACTGTACCGAATTCTTACAGTCTTGATCTTACCGTTCTTTAACTTCTTCATCCTGAAAGATCTTGTTTTTATTGCTTTGATCCTTGCAGCCATAATAACCTCCTAAAAGTGACTACTGGTTTTGTTAAGTTTACTACCCGCAGTTTTCTCATGAACCTTCTGTAGCACTTCTTTGAACCCCTGATCTGGCTTTTTAAGGCCTAATCGATAGGGATCAATTAATGGAGCCATACCTGTAATCAATGGCTCTATGTTTGGGTTTTCTTTAAGGTATTCGGCCTTAGCCGCAATACTCATAACCTTCTCGAATACCTCACCGGTATCTTTGTTTCTAAAATCGTAGATAGGCATATTATTCCTTTGTCTTTTATTTATACTATTTTTTATTAAAAAACAGCGCCAGGGATAATCTATAATGTGGAGCATCCATAGATTGGGGCCTAATAGAATGAGGTGTAGATCCATCAAATATAAGTAAACGTGCTGGTTTATACATACACGCATAGATGATATCAGTACTGTCTTCATTATATAATATAGTTTCACCTGCCCATTCAGGTCTCCAATCTAAGTTTACATAATAGATGACTGATAGTTGGTTCTCATGAGTGTGTGAAAAGTTAGTGTCAGATGGAGTCGATAGATTAACAGTCGTTCTAACCAACTCATAGTCTTTAAAAGGTTTCCATTCTTTTAATGAATATAGTTTATCTATGATACCAGAACTCATAGCATCATCATAACTCCATTCAGAATGTATGTATACATGGTTCCTACGATCTAACGGAGCTGGACCATCTTGTGATCCAATCTTAAAGAATGATTTTGTTACGAATAGATACAATGACTCATGATACGCTGTACCAAATGGGTTATCTATAACTATAGGTTTCATTTAAATAGTTCTCCAAAGAAACACTTAGACTTTGCTCTATCAGATACGTATCTACGATTAAGTTCTTTTTGAGTAAGTTCTTCTGCTTCTAATTGTTTATCTGTAGCATCCATAACTTCAACATCTGCTTGTATTTTAGGAACTAACATATAATGTGCAATAGGTGTACCAGCTTTTAATAGTGTTTTACCGTTTAATACATTCCATTTCAATTGTACATTTAATTGAGCTACACCGTATTCTTGTGAAAAGAAACCTGGCATAGTAGTAAACCTATTATCATCTGAGTAAGGTAGTGGACCTTCAAGCAAATAATAATTTTTTGGAACTATTACTCTCCATGGCGTGTGAATCTTTAATACACAATTTAAAGAATCATCCCATCCACCCATATAATCTGATAACTGGGAACTTGGATGAAACCCAACATTTTCGTCCATTTGTGTTTTAGATCTAAGCTTAGATTGATCTATCGGTGTTTTCCAAATAAATAATTGCTTATCTCCATTTGTTTCAATGATTATATCTTGCCATGTAGTCATGACCCAACCATATCGTATTAAGTTAAATACTCCTGGACATTTTGCAGTATGACGTACTGGTTCAGTACCATATCCTTCTTGTTTTGTTATGTTAACAAATTCTTTAGTTGCTTTTTCGAACCATTGTGGTTTGAACTTATGAGCTGGAACTATAGGTGCTAAGCGTGTAATATCAGGTGATAATGAAAAGAATTCTATCTTAGGGCGTTTGTTGAACATTTTTTATCCAGTTTGGTTGATCACGTTTCTTCCATGAGAACATACGTTGCTTCTCACCGTTATAATAATTTTGATATGACATTACAGAATTGCCTGGTATCTTGTATTGTTGTGGCATGGCTGGAGTTGGTTGAGTAAATTCACCGTGAGGTAAATTATTAGGGAACCATTTTAAAGATTCTACAAGACCTGAGCTCTCACATTTATGAATCTTACCGTATCTATATGTATATTCTGTGCATAATGCTTTAAGTAAAGTCCACAACCAATAATAGTTTTCTCTGTTATGTCGCGCCCATACTGCGGATGGATGGTTGATATGTGTGGCACTATATAGCTTCTCATCTCTGTCATCTTCCAGCTTCCACACTTTCTTCTTGCGACCAGATAATGATAGTCCAGCTGTTTCTGTACCATCTAATATGCGGTGGGCGGTGGACAGGAGTTGACATGTCTCGAGTATCATCTTGACACAATGCTTGTCAACGTGGTACTGAGCGGCTATTGTAGGATTATGATGTAGATAAAATATGTTCATATGTTCATGTATGGTTTTAAATATGGTGTAATACGTATATCACATGATAGCACTACACGCTCGTGTGTTCCTTCATGTTTAACTGAGTGTAGATAAGGACCTCCATCTTTAAATGCAAGTAACTTACCTTCTTCCCAGGCCCTCGTCTCATTGCCTACGGTTATCTTACAACCAGGATCTTCAATTATACATAGATGTGTTCGCATGAAGTTCGGGCTTGTTCCATCATGCGGATGAATTACAGAACCTGGTATTAAACGACTTATGAAACAATTAGCTATCATATTATCCTTTTCTAAAGGAGCTATGATCTTTTCGATAGTTGGCATTTTCTTCTTAGCGTTCTTAACTACCATTTCATACAAAGCAAACTGCTCGGCATTCATGTTCTGATCTATGTACTCACGCTCAAACTTAGAGATCGGTACAGCTTTCCAATAATTATCGTATAGTTGATATGTCTTGTTATTGTATGTGACGTTGTACTTTGGATAGTCGTACAAAGAGCTTGGATTTTTTAAGAACTCTAATACTTCTTGTTTGATTTGCTGGAAATTATTGATCAGATCGATGCATATGGGTGCATCTTTAATAATCGTATCCCAAAAATATGGGTCTTTCAAGTTTAGGTTTGTATTTTCCATGATTTAATAGCCATTTTTTAATTTTTAACATGCCCTTAGTTTCAAGTGCATACGCTTCAATTTCCCATGGCTGTCTGCGATAGATATACCTATGGGCATCACCTTCATATGTTAAGTATTGGATCTTAACGTTATACTTCAATTGGCCAGATATAAACTGTCTGGCATGTACTAATTCATGAGCTATTGTTTTACTTAAGCTTGATGTGTTCTTAGCATTTAACTCGATCATGATATCATCGTCATACTCTTGATCTGTAGTCCCTAAGGTTTCATCAGTCCTAAAGTTTTTAAATAAAAAAGTATACTTAATATCTTTAGCCTTTTTAGGATAAGCTTTAATGATATCTTTAATCAAGGTCTTTTCTGCTGCAATACATTGTTTGACAAACGTTGTTAATCTACGTGTAGATAAACGTTCTACTGCAGGAGTGCAATAGACCGATATCTTATCAGATTTGTACAACAGGATTTGTCTTATCATATTAGCAGTATACCACATCCATTAATTAAAGTACATGCTACCATATTATTTATGTAAAACTAAGCTTTGGGGTCAGCTGGGGCAATGAACCCTGCCTCCTCTACTAGCTTACGGGTGACCTTTTTATATAGCTTATGCAGCTTTTGGTCCTTGACAGCTATAAGTAGTTCAGCCTCAGAAGGATGTACTGACTCCAACAGGCTGATGAATAGGCCTTCCCTCTTGATAGCAGTTAAGTCATTCCTTAGGAATACATAGAAACGCCTAAGTTCTTGTGTAAGGATAGCTGGACTCATGCCTATTGGTGCGTCATCCGGTTTGTACGGAGGTGCATCCTCAGGTAGGACGAACTTCTTTTCAGGTAAGAAAGCATACTCGAATATGATCCGTAATGCTGCATTGCCTTTGTACTTTGTACCTAATAGCTTAGGATCTTTATTGACCTCAGCTAGTATCTCTGGTAAAAATGTTGTTGCCATTTAAAACTCCTCTATCTCGTCTAGAAGCAGACGACATTGGTTTTTGATTAAATACTCCATTATTGAATTCTTGTCACCGTTAGGCTTCACATTCATATAACTATCTATGATCGTTTGTGCAAGGGGCGTGGGTATAAAATCAAAGTTAACCAACATTTGGTTGCGTTGGTAGTTCCTCTTCTCTTCTTCAGTCTTACATGCTTCAATACCCTTTTCGTAAAACTCTGGTAACCTCTTGGCTGAGAACGGTTTCTGACGATTGCCTGAAACAAAGACGTCATCATTCGAAAGGATATTAGGTATACCGTCTCCTGAGTCGCCTTTGACGATGTGCTGGATCGTGTACTCTTGGATTTCCTTTTGGGATCCTTCGACAAACTTACGTTGCATAGGCGACCACTGACGTACATTTTGATTCCTTTGTAATTGTATAAAGTCTTTGTCTGATGAGACGATTAAGATCTTTTCAGGTTCCATGAACATACCATTCGCTACGAATAGGTTTTCTTGTACCCATTCTGTAAGCACCGCGATGATATCATCAGCTTCAGCCGTATCAACGACTAACACCTTATATGGAAAATGATCGATAAGATCTTGTCTTAACTCTGATAGCGTTTCAAAGATAAACTTCCAATCAAGATCTGATTTGTCTCGGTTGGCTTTACGCATAGCTTTGTAATGAGGGAATACAGACTTACGCCAATAGTTTGGACCATCACACGCGATGATGATCTCACCATACTCCTTATACTTCTTCTTATAAGATTTGATGGTGGATAGCGTCGTATGACGGATCAGGTTCTTAATCTCCTCAGGTGTTTGACGTTTGATGTCGTTCTGAAAAGGTAAGATGTTACTCAGCGCGATTTGGCTGTAGTCTAGTATAATCATTAAAATGCACCTAACAAAATTGTTTCTTCATTGATACGACCGTTTGGGGCCGAGGGTTTTGTAGTTAAAGCTTTTGCTGCTGTATTAAGGTTACGTTTACTTATAGATAAAGTCTTAAAGAACTTCTCAGGATCTCGTAGAGTCCATGACCATGATTTGGCTACACTATAGTTTACGATAGTTGTGCCTTTAACAGTCAACGCATCCGAGTCATCTGCCACATACGCTATGAGCTTACGATATTTAATGTTGTATGCCCACAACTCTTTAGAGCCAACGATGTCTGCTGGATTACATGACTTAAGGTTCAATAGATCATGCTTAAACATATACTTAAGCTTCTTAACGATGACAGCTGGTGGTTTAGCCTTCATAACACGTGGCTTCTTAACTGTAACCTGATGTTGAGCACAATCATCTACGATGGATTGTAATGCAGCTCGGAACTTCTTAAGTTCCGCTTTAGACAAGAACGAATAGCCTTCAGCAAGTTGTTCGTCTTCGCCTTTAAGAGCTTCATCGACCTCGTCAATATTATTCTTATAGTACTCACCGATCTTGCGTGCTACCATACCAGAGATATTATTGGCCAAGAGATGTGCTTTAGTTGAGAAGTCCCATTGTTTAGAATGGACAAACTTATCGATAGCATAGTCGATCTCTTCAGATGCAGATCTTGCAGCTTCAATCACACGCTTATCGATAGGGATCACAGGAGCCTTTGGCTTTTGTGGTTCATCGTCTTCAGGTTTAGCATCATACTTAATATAGAGTTCGATGATCTTATCCTGTACTTTCTGCTTATCTTGATCAGACATATATTCACCCTTATTAAGGATGGTGACAAGAGATCCTAAGGATAGGAACTCATAGTCAGGCGCCTTAGATAAGACATCATAGTACTTCTTATTAAGTTTTCTAATATAGGTAAGTGCGACCTTAGCACGTTCGCTGTTATCCATATTAAGGTTATAGTATCCTAAAGCAGTCATAAGAGTCGTACGATAGTTGTCTTGTGTTACCACAGGAGCACCATCACCTCGACCCTTAGCGATCGCTTTATCTTTCCATTCTTGAGTAGGTTTTTTAGTTTTCATAATAAGATCATACTATAATTAATAATTAATGTACAATTATTCAGCTTCTTGATTGGTAACATTTTGATAGATGGTCTCAAACTCATCGTTTAAAGCTACCTCTTCGTTGAAGTTTTGGCGATGGTAAGTATTAGCCAACTTAGCTAATGTCTTTTTAGGGATCTTAAACTCATCGTATAGGTTCTTAAGAACTTCTTTGACAAAGTCCTTCTCAGCCTCGACACGAGTCATAGAGTCAGAGATCTCGCCTAAGGCGCCTTTGATTTTCTTGCGGTCTTCTTCAAGCAATTGCATATATTACCTTTCACTGTTAAAATGTTTTATGGTGGGCCCACTTGGGTTTGAACCAAGGACCAAAGGATTATGAGTCCTCTGCTCTGACCAACTGAGCTATAGGCCCTTTATAAAGTGCACTAGGTAAAATAGAGGTACCCTTAGTTTGACCTCTCTAGTGCACTTTATAAAAGACTCTACACGCGCGTATCCGCACTGACCCGCGGAAGCTGACCATGGATAGTCCGCATATATGTATTAAGTGGCGTAGAGTCTATTCGTTTAAACCAAATATAGCATAACGTTCGAACCACCAATTAAATATCTGTGTTGGTATGTATTTAATAGTTGTATCGTTATTACCACGTTTAGTTAAATAGTTTTCAACTGCTTTTATAAATTGTTTTTTAGTAAAGCTTTTACCACTAAACTTCTTTACTATAAAATGATCCCTATGATTTACATAGTTAGATGTATTTAGTTTTTTAAGTACATCAATACTTGGAACTATAGTGTATCTCATTCGTCATACCCCGGGCCGTTAAAGTGAGGATCTGCCATGGCATTTAATAGTTCGCGTTCGTCTTCTGATATATCATCATAGTCGATTGGATCTGGGACCGCATACATGCGGCCTTCTTTTTTGTCTTTAACGTTATACTTGATGTTAGTTTTATTTTCCATAATGGTCATTATACCCTAATAATGAATTAATGTACATGCCTACCACCAACTATTGTAGTAAACTTTTTCGCCACGTTTTAAAGCTTCACGGGCTTTGTCAATGAACTCAAGATCTTTCTCACGATCATCTAGATCAAAGCGAGAATCTGCACCAAAGAAGAACCCTTGCGTTTCAGGCAGGCCACCACTATATATCATGCTTTCAATATAGTAGATGTCAGCTTCAGTTAGTTCAACTTCAACACAATTAAAGTCCATGTTTTTTACAGTACGACCTTCGCGAAGCTCAAAGCCTTCTGGTAATGGACGACCCTTAGAATCCCAGATCTGCTCCATTAAACCATGCATCGCGTTATGCTTACGCCAATACATGATCTCAGTATCTTGTTGCGCATCTTTAGCTCTTGAATAAGCTGTCATATCTAAACCCATAATTAAGCTGCCTTTCTTTCTTCGTTCATAAGACCAAACATGATTGCTTTGGCACAGTTGATGTATTGACGAGCTTGATTAGCTGTCT